AGGGCGATTGGACGCAACCATGAATTCAGGAATGCGGCCTTTATAGTGAGAAGGAGCATCTTTACCTGTCTGCTTTTTAACTATATAGCGAGCGACATAGGCAGCAGAATCAAAGCTAAACTCACCAATAAGGTGCATACCGTATTTCCATACTTTGGCAAAACGAGAAGAAGTATAAGTATTATAACCGTCTGTACGGAACCGAAGAATTTTGTCATCAAAATCAATATTAAACAAAATGTAATGATAATGGGGACGACCATGAAGTTCACCATATTCACCACAGCCGAGAAAGCGAATACCACTGCCATACTCACGACGAAGATTTTTCATGAAAGTCTGATGAAATTTCTTGCTTAAGCTTTTATCACGTGGCAAATGATAATCGTCGAAAGTGCAAGTAACGAAATAAGCAGAAGACGAAGAACGGGCTTCGTGGACAGCACGGACAGCCCACTGTCTGCTATTTTCGAGACGACAGCCAATGCATTGTTTACAAGAACAACGAATGAAACGGCTATCACCAGCAAGCTCAGGGTGAGAGGCAAGGCTACCGTAAAAACTATAATGTTGTTTTCCATTTTTGGTAATCGCTCCTTCAACTGGGTACATAAGAATAGGATTATAACAAACCATATTAATCACCTGTACCGATTGTATCAGGATTAAGTCAGAATGTCAAATCCTAAAACCACCTCGTCCTACTCTCTTAAAATTTCTACGACGAGATCTGGAGGTACGCCGAAAGAGACGGCGAGAACCACGTTTAGATAAACGACGACGTCTCATTTAGCATCCCTCCAAGAACCGAAAAAACGGCTAGTTTTTTTAGAATCATTCTTATTAGCAACTGGCTCAACAAGTTGCGCAACATCGGTTTGAAAATCCGAGGCAACCTTTTTAGCAGTAACAGTATTCGAAGAAGCTTTACCTTTCAGAGCTTCGATCAGATCTACAACTTCCTGAATAAAAGGGACAACAACAGAAACGATAAAAGTAAGAATCATAGTAGTTTTATTGGACATAAAATTATCTCCTTCCAAAATAACGACCTCCGAGGAAGCCTATAACATTTTTGACAGTAGAACCAATACCACTAGCAACAGATCTAGGAGCACCTGTAAGACTTTCGATATTCTTATAAAAATCACGTTCCATACCTGCCATTTCAGTTTGAATACTATCAAAAGCGGCGGCAGAATTAGCACGGTTAGCAGAAGCGATATTATTCAAAACACCAGAGCTAAGGTAAGAACCCTGAAGACGAAGGTTCTCAAGCTCCAAATTCATCTTTTCAAGTTCGTAACCAAGGCGCTTTTCATAAGTCTGCTCACGAAGATTCAAATCATTTGCAAGAATACCATTCTGAAGAACTGTACCATGGGTGCTCTGACGCACAGAATCGGCTTCTGCGACGTTTTTATCAATTTGAGATATTGCAAGATGCTCGGCATTCTTAGCCTGCCTTTCAGCGGCGCTAGCGGCTTTAGCAGAGTTCATGGTAGAACCAATATCACTCATACCTACAGAAGCAGCTGAAGCTCCAGATATAGAACCGCCTATACCATTGGTTGCGGCAAGAATAGGATTAAGACCAGCCTTTCGCATATCTTCTACAGCCCATTGATAACGATGTTTATAGTTTTCAACGTTCCACGCGTTAGCCTGTGCGGCATTAGCAGAATTGTAATGATTCTGAACTGCAGATCCTAAAACAGAACCAGCAACACTGCCTAAAGTATTAGAAAGCCATGACATAAAACCAACTCCTTTTAGAAGTGATCAACAAGGCCGGGCGTACCAAACATAGGCATAGGACGCACAGTAGTGTAACGGAAGCCTACGTCAAGCAAGAACTCAGGCTCACTGGGAACAGCGATAATACGATCAATAGGTGGTTTTTCGATTATAAATTCTTCGTTGAGAGTTGGAGCATTTTTAAAGAACTGGGACAAATGCCACTTGTCTAAAGTGCCACCAGTTACAGAGCTACGGAACTTACCTGTAATCTGCGAAGGTTTATAGCGATATTCGGCATAACGTTCCTGATAGCCAAAAACAGTAGTATCAGCTTCAGAGCCTTGAGCATAGATCTCGCGAAGCTCAATGGCTTGTTCACCAAGATGAGCGAATGTGGGCCAATAAAAATCATAAACAGTAGAGCGAAGCCACATCTTGTTGATACCTTGCTGGTAAGTAAGATCGGCACGAGCGCATACAAAGCCAAAAACATAGCCATGCTCAACGAAAGATTTGGTAAAACCATGAAACTTAGCAGCAGTAACGCCATAAGCAGAGAGATTGCCTTGAGGAGAGGTGTCGTCGGTTGCAGAAGTCTGCGCTATTGGATTGACATTTACCATTTTGGTAAAGGAGCCGAGAAATTCGGGACGCTGAAGACGAGCGTCGGGAGAAACTACGCCAAAGAAAGAGCGGAGCACTTCTGTATACCGGCTACCACCACGAGCAAGGCGTTCATAGAACTTCTGCATCTGGAAAGCAGTACGAAGACTGTTGATCGTAAAGATGCTTGAAGTGTCCAAATCAACATAAGAATCATTGCCAAGGTAAGTAGAAGCGGCTTGAGCTGACATAGTTACCAAATTTCTGGTATTACCGGCAAAGCCACCTATATTACTCCAGTCAGAGTCTGTAGGTCCATAAAAGTCTACAGATCCTGTACCAGCAGCTTTTCTTGTACCACCAGAAGAAGAGGCCTTACCGCCATAAGCGGAAACAGCGGCGAGCTGATTACTGGAACTATGGAGCAGATAGCCAGTACCGGGTGAAGGATCAACTATAGAAGCAGTACCGGCAAGACCTACAGAAACGCCGGGTCCTTTCTGTGTCCACGGAAGAGCAGAAGTAAAGTAATCATGACGTTTACCACGGGGAGGACAGGCATGACCAGCAATAAGATTTCCATCGGCACCAAAAAGCCAAGAAGGCTGATCAGAAACGCGAGAAGAGTCAAAAACTTCATTGGCATCGCCTTTCTGAATCTTGACGGATTTCTGAAGGTTTTCATCTCTGAACCATTCGTTCCAAATAAGATAAACGGCACGGAATGGAAGTGCGTTAATACCAGATATATCATTAGTAGTATTGACAGGCAATCCAAAATAGTCCCAAAGAGAACCTATAAGCAAGTTTTCTGTAGAAGTATGAGAGTAAATAGTAGGAATGACATAATCAGTGCTATCATCAGGGTCTTCCTGTTCAAAACAGAAATTCTGCCAGTGTTCCCAAACGAGGCGATTTGGGACAAAAAAGAAAAACCAGTCCAGATAAATATTATCCATGATAGGCTTAATAGGAGTAGCCAAGCGAGCGAAATAATTGACAGACATACGAGTAGTATCGCCAGGCAAAACCTCGTCAACGAATACCGGTATAAGCTTGCCTGAATTAAAAGTTGTCTTATAAACATGGGAACGGTCAAACTTAGTCCTTTTCATGTACATTGCAGGAGCATCGCTGAAGCGATGTCCTCGAACTCTTATTTTTTTTCGAGCCAAAATTTCACCTTCTTCGAAGTGTAAACCTAATAATTAACCTAAAGCAAATTATTATTAGGTTTTAGATTATTTTTGCGTCACCTACACCAGTTACATCAAGTAAGTAACTGGTTTCGGTGACGCCTATTTTTGTGTTTCTTCATTATTTTGTTCTAAAGTGTTACTTTTTTCTTGTGTTTGTTTACTACTTGCGGACTGTTGTGGTTCATCAAAGGTATATTTACTACCATACAGACCTTGTTGTTGGAGATATTCGAGCGTTGCAGGATCATTCAAACGGTTGATGAAATTCATAGGATCGTGACCGAATTTTGCTCGAACGTAAGCCGGTAAACTGTAGAATTCTTCACGAACTCCGGACACAAGCTCAAGCGCTGTACTGTAGTCGCCGGGAAGCGTTGCATCTCCGAACTGTAAATAAGCGTATTGCGAACTATCGCCGAGGTCAAGAGTCATGATACCTTTCTGACCGTCTGCATACTTATTTACGATGTAATTGATATCAGTCTCATCTTTCTCGTCCTGAACTGTAAGAGAGGGCATAGTAAACTCAATACCGCAATGGTCATGTTCTTCTACAGGATCGTAAGCTGTCTTAAATTTCATAATTTCACCTCCTTTCGCAGGCGCCTAGACGCGGCGGGCGTAGCGTACAAAAAAAAGACGATCTCTTGCGAGACCGTCCTTTTTCTGATACGCTCTTTATTAGACTATCATTTAGTAGAATCACTGTCAACAGTCTGCACATATTCTATGGCGCGACCAACCATGATAGGAATGCGGGGTTCGTCACAATTCTCAACGTAATAGCGACCGTCGCTGTCACCAAGATTGCCAACATAATAAAGAGAAAAGTCTTCAGGATACTTTTTAATAAGCATTTTATCATCGTTAACTATACCTTCAAAAGCTCGCAGAGCAAGCATATCATTGTGGTAAACCTGTGGAGGACTGAACTGTTCAGCTTTGGAGTCATAAATGGAATAAAGTCTCAGCGGAACCATCTCCTTTTCTAAATGCAATTAAATACCTACGGATCATAAGATATAGCGTAGCTGATATAACAAAATAGTCATTATCAAGGCGAATAACTCTAGAACCATCAGGTTTAAGAAGGTAAGCGGCATATTTACTACCACGAAAAGGATAGTCAAAAGAAATATTACGCTCACGACAGAAATTTTTAACAGCTTCAAGTTCAGTAATAAGCATCACCTCATTTCTGACTTAATGATAACACAATCATAATACCTTGTCAAGCTTTCTGCCAAGAAAATGCTTATACTTACCTTCCTGAACACGACAGCGGTCAACCAAACGCTCAAAAGTATTGTTCTCCAAATTATGAAGCATCTTCTCAATACGATTATTACGAATGTATTCCATCCAGTGAGGATGCGTTTCATCAAATTTCCTGTCATAATAACGAGGAGGACGCATTTTTTTGCCGTTGATAACAACATAATCATTGGCATAACATTCTTCACCATGAGCTTCGAGCCATTTAGCACCTATCCCAGGGCGATTGGACGCAACCATGAATTCAGGAATGCGGCCTTTATAGTGAGAAGGAGCATCTTTACCTGTCTGCTTTT